TGTGGAATAGTTATGTTTTTTACTATTTTCGCCATCTCTTTTTTTAGTTATTTATGTTTTGATCTGCTTTTTTAATCATTTTCTGTAACTCTGCGGTAGAACCAACAAATAAAGCATTAGTAACATTTGTTGGTCCTTTTTGGGCAGTATCTTCTTCAACGTCTTTTAATTTTTTCTGAAGTTCCATTAACTTATCAGTAGCATCTGAAACACTCTTAATTAATTGACCTGCAACTTCATATGCCCTTGGTTGCTCTGTTTCTTGTGCTAATTCAAGAATACCATTAATTGCTTCTTGACCTTTTTCAATAATAGAATACAAATTACCACGAGTATATTCATAGTCTTTTTGTATATCTTGTGGAGAAGAAGATTTAGGTTTAATCGTTTCCACCTCTTTCTTTGTCGCAGGCATTATTTCTCCCGCAACATTAAATGCATCATCTAAACTATCAAATTTATCAGTCATGATATATTAAAAGAACGTGTTACCATCAAATCCAAAATCATCTCCGAGTTCAATAAGGTCATTATCTGCTTGTGTAATAGATTTAAGAGCAGAACCTTTAACGTGATCTTTTGCTACAGTATTATCTCTTGCTCTATCAATAGTAATTTTATTATCCGAACCGACTTTTTTGATATAAATTGATTCGCCATCAATCTCAAAATAAGTATCTGCTGTAATACCGCTGTTATCATCTACAGTAATAGTAGTAGCACTTGATAATATATCTTCAGATAGATTTGTTACAACAGAATCATCATAATCTTTGACTGCTCTAGGTGTAACCCTGTAAGCAAGATCTCTCTTTTCTGAATTATCAGTATAGTAAGAGAGTGTTGCTTGTTTGATTGGTTCGACTCTTGTAACAGGACCAAACAGATATGTTTTAGCAGTAAATCTTAAAGTGTAAAGAAGAACCCTTCTAGTGGCATAGTCTCCTTCATAATCATCCTGCATTGTAATATTTTCTAGGATAATTGGAATATCTCTTTTTTCTTTAAGTGTTTCAACTAACTCAACACTAAGATTAAATGCGGGTTGAAAATATGGTAAGATTTGTTCTACAATTTGAAGAGCATCGTCATTTAATTTAGACATAATGCTAAGTTCAAACTGCATGTTATAAGGAACAGGAGTAAAAACTTTATTTACTTTTTTCTTTGTATCAGGATCTTTTACAGCAATTTTTTGAGTTGTGGTAACTTTACGAGAAGAATCGTAAGTAAGACCTGTAAACTCAAATGACATTCTAGGCAAAGATATTCCTGTAGATTTATTCAAATCTCCAGATTGCTCAAGTCTTGCTAAAAACTTTTGTGTAGGACCATAGGCAAGAGGAATTTTCATCACACTAAAATCAGTATCAGAAGCGTCTTTCTTCTGAATAGTGATGTTATTAAAAAGAGTACCAAATGATATGATAGTCTTTCTTAAAATTTCGTGGTAAAAATACTCAAACATGATTTTTGTTCACTATGATAATATTTAGTTAAGGAATACCAAAGGGATTTCTTTCAGTAAAATCTAGGAACCCATCTGCTTCAGACTCTAAAATGGCATTTTGTGAGAAACCATTATCTGTTGGATCATTATCAATTGAGAATATAGTATGAGTTGCAGAAGATGTGGATCCAACAATAGTTTCTCCGACCTTAAAGGTTCCAGTAACATTACCAAGTTCAAGCACGTTAGTGTTTGTATTCCAGGTTCTAACTCTTGCTTTTGTTCCACTTGTAGAACCGGTAACAAGTTCATTAAATATAAACGTGCCAGCATCTGAAGATCCAGGATCTCCAATTGTGATGGTTGGTGCTTCAGTATATCCAATACCAGTATCAGTGATATGAATAGCAGTAATAGTTCCTGCAGCGGAGACAACGGCCGTTGCTGCTGCGGATACTGTAGAAATTCCAGTAAAGGTAATTGTTGGAGTAGTTGTATATCCTGAACCACCACTAGTAATAGTAACAATACCAATAGAACCAGAACCAAGTGTTGCAGAAGCAGTTGCCCCAATTCCAGTGTTACTTAAGAATAGTATTTCTGGTGTTACTGTGTAACCAAAACCTGGATTTACAATATTAACTTTACTAATTGAATCTCTATCAATTACAGCGGTGGCAATACCGGTTAATCCACTTGAAGGTGCTGAAGATATAGCAACTGTTGGTGCAACTGGATAAAAAGCACCTTGATTTCCTACAGTTATGGAGCGAATACCTCCATTAATTACACCAGTAATTGCGGTTGCAGTGGATGCTGTTCCTATCAAAGTCATGGTTAGTGAACCACCAAGAACTGTAGAGGAACCAGTTTCAGAAATGCCGTCAGTATCACTACCAACTAAAGTATCATCAATCTCTTCTACACCAGTATCAATAACCTCATCTTCATAACGGAAGAGTTCGCATCTTAATTCATAAACATAATTTTTTTGTAACTGATAGAATGGTTTTTCATGCTCAACAAATTTAATTTCAAACATCCTATCACCAAGTGGCATATAGATTATGTCACCTTCTTTTGGTCTAGATGTTAATCTTAAATTTGATTTTCCCTCAGTTAAAGGAGTAATATAATTTTCAAATCTTTCTTTTGAGATAATAAAGGTCATCTCTTGAGTTGACTGTATACCAAATTTGGATAAAAGTGTAGTATTATCATCATATCCTTCATAATTTTGAACATATGCTTCAATAGGATAAGCATCTTCAAATGATGATTGAATAACTTCTTCAATGACTGTATTTGTAGTCAGATAAGAACGTGGGAGATAATAAACCTCAACACCATACATCCTTAACTGTTCGTTTATTAAATCTTGAATTAAACCTTGTTCGCCACTTGTGCCCTGAACAAAAAATGGATTTAATGCCATAATATCAACCTATCATATCTAGAGGTGGAATTTCATATGTATTTGACATTTTTTCCATTAGGTCATCAATTTCTTTTACGGCGTCGTCATAAATTTGTCTACCGTTAAGTTCTATTCCTCCAGGAAGTTTAACTCCCTGAAATTTAATAAGATTCTGACCCCATTGTTTTTTAATCAACATAGTTAAATATCTTTTAACAAATGAATCATTCCAAACTTTTGAATACTCGTTTGGATCTAATGCTCTATAACATTCTAATACAATATACTCACCAACTTTTTGAGAATTCCAATCAATATCCAAATATAATCTATCTTGCCTTTGATTAAATCTAATCTGCTTATCTGTAGTCAATAAAAACTCAATATCCTCTAGATAAGTTTTAACCGCAGAATATTGAAGTAAATCAATAGAGTTAAACTGATATAAGTCATTTAAAAATAATTGATATTTAATACTAAACATCCCACCAGATATTGTGCTGCTATCAAATTTAAATACTTTTTCAACGCCAATTACAGAATCTGGAACAGGTATGAAGTTTGAATTTTCATACCAATTTGAAGTAACAGTTCCTAATCCACTTACACTTGTAGAATTTACACTTGTAGTAACTATACCAACTCCACTTGTTCCACTTGCTTTTCCTCTATCAACATCTTCTTGAGTAAACGCATGTTTAAGATACATTTTCTCAACACCATCATAGTGCCTTTCGTGCCAGTACTGGAGGGCATCATCAACTAGATCGTCAATTTGCTCATCTGCAACGTTAATCTCTAATACAGGAGCTCCTAGCTGCCTTTTACAGTACTCTACTAGTGTTTGTCTACTTGATGGTTGTGCCATTATTCACCAGTTTCCTATGTTTATATTTATCTTATTTACTTAATCCTATAATTGCCATAGTTTCTTGTTGTTTAAAATAAAGTTTAACAAATGATTTTGCTAAATTTTTCAACTCATCTTTATCATCACATTTATCAATCTCTGCAGCTAGTTTATGATATTCAAAACTTTTAGCAAGATTTTTTAGTTCAATATCATTTGGATTCATTTAATAACTCCTTTAATAATTTTTTGATTTCGCCAATATCCTCCTTCATACTAGCAACTTCTTTCTCAATTGATTGTACTTTTTGATTCTTTTTTTGTTTCGCGTCTCTTTGAGCAACATATTTTTCATAACCAAGCATATCAATATTTACAATTGAATCGCTATTAGGGTCTCTCAAAAGATTTGAGTGACCCTCTACTCCATGATATTCCATTATGCTAACGCAATAACTCTAAGATCTTTAACTCTAGGAACATAAACTTGATTTGTAGAACTCAATACAAGTTTGATTCTATAGAATCTAAATGGTTGTAAATTATCCATAGTAAATGTATATTCTTTGAATTCAAGATTATTGCTATTAAAGTCGAGAACATTAGTTTTTTGAATTAATGTATCTGATTGACCATCACTGTTCTTAAGAGATACTATTTCACCATTTGGTTTAAAGTTGAGGTATCCTGGGAAAGGTGCAAATACTGGATTTGCTGTTGGTTGATCACTAACACAATAGAATGCTCTAATGTCGGAGAATGTATTGATATAACCATTAAGTAGTATTTTAATGGAAGTAGCAGAATTTTCTAAAGAAAGTTCTCTTGAAATATATTGGAATGCCGAAGGATCAGAATCAATACTATTTACTCTAGGATCTGTTATATAGTTTGTAATTGGATTGTTAATTCTATTCGTAGAAAGAATAGAATTCATTCTTTGAGCATCAACTATTGGACTTACTCTTGGATCAACAGAATTTAAGAATAATCTTAGAACCATTGATTTATTGCCAGGAACAGCAGTAAGTCTTTGAATTTCATTAACTCTAGAGAATATTGCTCTTGGAGTTGAGAGGAAGTTGGGTTTATTAAGAGTAATAGATTCAAATCCAGCATCAACAAATGGTATTTCATTACCACTGATACCAGTGGTTGTTGTAGATCTTAATTGAGCACTAATTGTAGATCCCTGAACAGTTTGAGAATGAACCATCGGTGTGATAATTTCATAGGGAATATTTTGAGTTGCTCTAATATTATATCCACCTGCAGATTTTGTATCCTGTATATAAAGTTTTGGATAATTATCATTCTGTCTTTCAACACTGCGATCCAAGTTATTTGCATTGAATAATTCAGACATATCAAGTCTTACATAGTAAGAATCTAGATTTATTGGGTCCGCAACTGTAACTTGATTCATGTCATGAATCTTGTTAATTCTTGCCAGATTAACTCCAGATAATTCATATTTGTAAACTAATGTTCCAACTGGATAAGATGCTCTATTCGCACCTCTAGTAACTGTACCTCCAATAGTATTACTTCCCGATGTTGCGGTGTATTCAATAATTTCATTGCCAATTTTCAAATATCCTGTATTGTTATTGGCAACAGGAACTCCTTCAAAATTGACAAAATTTGAATTATCTTGAACTGAAATCGCACCTTGAGCACCTGCTGAATATGCAACTGATAGTTTTGTTGGAACTACATCAGATTCAACACCAGAAATTTCAACTCTGTTATCATCAAAATACATTCCATGATTTGTATGATTTACTTTAATGTGTAAGCCATCAGAATCAACTGTATCATTAGTGATAGATAAAATATTAACTCCACCACCAGTATTATGGTTCAATTCTGTTCTACCAATAGCAGTATTTGAATCGGTGTAGAACATAGTATTTGCAACACCAGTTACAAATTCTCCTACTACATTATCCAAAATAATTGTGTTTGTTGAACCAACAGTGCCAACGGTTAACTTCATATCTCTACCAACAGCACCAAATGTTGTGGAAGTTGGAGTTAAAACATCGCCAACTTGATATCCAGAACCACCATCACCAGTAATAGTAGCAGCAGTTGCTTGTCCATTAGTAAAAGTAACCGACGCTTGGGCACCATTTCCACTACCAGAAAGAGTAACTAAACTTACAGTTCTAGTTTGAGCACCTGAAGAAGGTGTGTAACCAATACCTGCATTAGATATTGTTAATGCACCAGTAGCAGAAGCGCCAACACCAATTAGATTGCCACTTGCATTAGTTTCTGATTGATCAAATGTATTTCCTAATAAGTGAGTATTACTTCCATCAAATGTTGATGAAAGTCCTATTCTAACTCTTCTTGATTTAAGTTCAATAGAGTCTGGTAAAAGTTTGGGAACTTGTCTATTTCCTCTGGTTAATTCTGGACTGTAGAGATCAACCGTTCCAGATGTTTCAAATTGTGCTCTAAAGAGATTGAATTTCAGATCTTCCCACTGACTTGCTTCCCATCCAGATGCATTTTGTGATTTGAATAAAGAACCCAAGAACGATTGTGAAGAAATTAAAGTATCTGTAAGGAAGTCATCTTGACCAATTCTTGCGATAAAGGCACTATATTTTGTGGAGTTTGTCGAAAGGCAAATAGCATATTCTCTTCTTCCCTCTAGGTAGACTGGAGCCTTAAAAGTAAAGGAAGTTGCAATAGAACTATCTGTAGAAATTGAAACTTCATCAGGATCAAGAATGACTTCTGAAAGAGGAAGAACTCTAGACGTAGGTACTCCTCCCTCAACTGTTCTAATTTGTAAAGTAATGGGAATTTCCATATCATCTTTAGATGAGAAGAAAATATCACATCTAGTCAAGAAGACACCGGTTTCATCATCAACAGTAAATGTTTGAGCTAGAGGATCATACCATGCAGTAATAGTATCTGGAGAAGTTCTATTAACTACGCTGGTTCCTACAATTTGTGTTCCAGATGATTTATTGACAGTTTGCTGACCAAATTCTTTTCTATCTTCAAGTCTTGTACTTCTAATAGAACCTTCATTTTGAATAATACCGGTGGCAGAATAAAGTTCAGAAGCAATAGTAGTTACATTTTCTGGATCATTGTTTATATCACTAGAAAGAGTAAATGACCTAATACCAGACTCAAATCTTGGATGATATGAAGTCGTTGTTTCTGGAATATAGAAACTACCAATAAGAGTAGATGTATCGTCTACGATAAGTTTTAAATCTGAAACTGTTGCTGTAGCACCACTAGTCTCTCCAACTAATAACGTGCCAACTTCTACATATCCGTAATACCTACCCTGTGTTTCATTTGATAAAGAATACGTATCAATATTTAATATAGTTGAAGTTGAGTTATAAGACGTAGGTATTAATGCACCATTATACGGATTATTAATATAAACCTTTGTTGCTACATCATAAGGTCCTTCTTTATGATTAATTTGTGCAACTCTTGCATAAAACTCAGGGGAAGTAATTCCTTTTTTAAGAGGAACACTACGAATATTTTCGCCAACGGAGAATGTTCCCGAAGTCATGGTAATTTCAAGTAACTTAGGAGTGCAGTATCTGCCTACATCAACACCATCAAAGAATGGATGAACTCTAGTTCCTGGTTTAAGTTTTTTAGAAACAAACTCAATGTTTCTAGATCTCATAAATGGAGTGAGATCTCTACTTACTGTTCTATCATTTATCGAAGTTTTTTCAAATTCCTCATGAACGATAGTTCTTGTTCCACCTCTAGACTCTGTACCAATATCAAAAGTTTCTTGTAACTCTTCTTGAGAAATTGTAGTGGCGTTTCTTCTTACCCACTGTCCAGGTCCTTGAGTTCCATCAAGTTTTTTGGTACTTTCTGATATAGAATCAGTTGCTGATCTACTTTCGGATTCAACTGTATCTAATACACCAGTCCAATTAGTTTCCCAAGAATCCCAGAGAATAGGAACAAATCCAGTTTGAGGATCTAATTCATTTGTTCTTTCATAATAATCAACGGTAGCAGCATAATTGCCTTCCGTTTCAATAATTCTGGTTTGAACTCTAACAGTATCTACCCAAGTATCTGAAGCAGGAGTTAATTCAATTGTTCCCTGCCAAAAACTAACTGTAAAGGGTGTAATGTTTTCAGATTTAGTAGCAAATGTTTGTTGCAACCAATCAACCTCAGAATAATCTAGAGTTATAATATCATTATTTCTCGCAACATTTTCACCTTCAATTATATTAAATTTAAAATCAGTTGTAGAGGCAATTTCATTAACAGGTCCAAGTACAAGATCAACAGAATTTGTATAGTGCTTTGGTCTTAACTCTTTATTTCTTCTATCAATAGAATTGTTAAGAGCTGCTTTTGTTTCCTGTGCTTTAAACGAATTAAAATTATCTACAAAGAAACCACTTTTGAATCTATTAAGACCATCAGAATCGGAAATAAATGAACTTTCAGTTTTAGACTCAAGTAAAGATAAAGAAGTATAATACTCAAGATTTCTAATTCTGTTTTCAAGTTGTTTAATATCGGACATTCTATATCTCTTATGTTCCAAAAACTTTAGAGATGCCTGTTCTGGATTAAACAAATATGGCGGTAATTTTATTGTTGCCAGTTCCATTGCGTCATCAATAGCAACGGGAGGTTCGGGTTTATCTGCAGGTGTCCCATAAACAATTTGGAATTTACCATCTTTAGTTAAGAATAATCTATCAACCCTTCCAAGGAAATATGAAAAATTAAAAATTAACTCTTCTTGAGATGCAAGTGCATTTGCTGCAGAGTTGCCAGATTGATTAAATGTTCTTCCAGCAAATTCTAATGGAGAACGTGCTCCTTCAGTAACTGTATATGTGGAAACTCTTGGTCTGATATCAATAATATCTGCATTAGAAATACCATCAACAGATTGAATTTCTGTAGCGTAATCAAAAGAATTGTAACTTTCGACCGTAGTTAAATCTCCAGAATCCGCAGTTCCATATCCAGCAGACGCAAAATATATTCTAATTTTTCTAGTTGGAGCTGTAGAAGATTGTCTTCTCTTAATTGAACCATACGCATAAATGGTTTTTTGTTGTCCAGTGCTAAATGTAAAATTAGATGAAATATTAAAGCTTCCTTCGACAATTGAATTAATTGTGCCTTCAACTAAACTTTGTTGAAAAATTACTGTCTCTCCTTCAATAAAATCAACCTGATTTTTAACAATATAGGATACGCTTAAGGCAGATGGTTTTTCGACACAAACAGCAATTGCGCCACTTGTTTGACCAATAAGAATTTCTCCATCAAAAACATCCGAAGTATTAGATGATGCACTTACGACAGAAGGGAAAGACATTATCGGAGCAGTGGGATCATTAACTCCGTTAGACTCATAAATTCCATGAATTTCTAAAATATCAGGAACATTGAGGGAAATTAATTCATCTTCAACTCTTGTGCCATATGGATAATTTCCAAATTCTAATCCATTATTTAATGTTGTAGCGCCAATTCCAGAACCTTCTATTCTAGACTTGTTTATAATAACAGAAGAAACATTTGTTTTAATTTTTGTTTTTGATTTTGGTTTTGATTTGGTTAAAGTCGCAATCAATGTTGCTGTTCCAGCACCAGTTCCAGTATTGAAGATATTTTGAAGTACAGTTCTATTGAAATTGAATGACATTTTATCAGCAGTCAATTCAATTGTGGTTCCATCATCATCTCTTATTAAAGAGTATCTTTCAGGAGTAAAAGGTAAGAATACTTCATTTGGTCCTGCAGCAGGTGATGATGAAGTATTAATAGAACCGCTAGCAAGAATAGTAATTGGGAAAGATTTTCTAATAGTAATTGTAGATTCATTTAAATCTACAGTTGCAATATTTTGTTTTGATAATTTTGTATATAACGTATTATCAGAAGATTTATCCAATCCAGTTCTGACAATATTCATATCAGAAACGTTAATAGCACCTGATGCGTGTAAACCACCATGCACGACACCAGGAACACTATGGACACCAGATACAGTAACACCAGTATTAGATACTGCGGTTACCTTGACCATAGTTTTATCATTTGATGTACTAAGATTGGAATATGTTAATAAATCTCCAACTTTTACATTATCCAAGAATCTTGGATTTGCACTTTGAATATTTCCAGCACTACTAACAGTTGCAACACCAACATTAAATGCTTTGGTTTGAACAACATCTCCAGCAAAAGTATTAATACCAACCAACCCATCATCTGTTCCAAAAACAGATTTAACATCTGCTATTGATTTTTCTGTAACTGCAATAGCAACTCTGCCATTTGTAACACCATCAAAAACTAAAGGTTCGTTCTCAATAAATGAACCATTTCTATCATATACAGTAACAGTAAGACCTGCAGAAACTGGTTGTCTGAGGAAACCAGTAGCACCACTATTTGCTCCTTTTATAAAAGTAGGAACAGTTAAAGTATGTTCTTGATTTAATGTAATGAATGTAAATGGTTGCACATCAAATAGGGAAAGACCCCATTCGTTAGTATTCGCGTTATCTGTAGAATATGAACCTGACTCCAACTTAAAGTCATATACTCTAGCAACTCCAATTTCATTTCCAGGAGCTGATGCGGAATCTTGAACTGCTCCACCACGAGAATCTCTCAAACTTAATACATAAGTTTTACCAACTCCAATTTCATTTGGTGTTCTTAATACCCTATTAACTTTTAATGTTGTTCCTGTATTATACGATAATGATTCTCCCTCTACGTCTTTTGTTGTCCTTGGTTTATCAACATCAATAAACGTTGGTGTTGTTGTTTCAATTTCATATCCTTTTACATATGCTTTTCCTGAAGATACTTTTAGTATTGCTAAATCTTCAGATGCTATAGAACCACTGTAAGTAAAATCACCTTGCTCAAATAATCCACCATTTCCTTGATTATCATTTAAAGAGTTTATTAATGATACATCAAAAGGTTTTACCGCAAAATGACCACTTTCATCAAAAGTTCTTTGTGCAAGTGTATCTAGTAAATTTTCGCGAGAAGTTTGATTAGATCCTGAAGATATAGGTTTAATTTGAGTTCTTAAAACTCCATCCTCAATGACTGCTAATTCAACAAAATTATTGTCATCAAAATCATCAAGAGGTTTTTTAAACAAACTTACAGAAATTTTAAGTCTGTCTGCACCTGGTGCAGCAAAATTATTAAATCCTTGAGAATTATCATTAAGAGTCTCGTCTAAATCTGAAGTTATAATTTCTTCTCTAATTTGAAGACCAACTCTATAATTTGGTCTATTGGTATACTGATCAAGAATTAATGTCTCAGTATTTACTTGAACAAAATGTCCTCTAATAAAGTAGACACCCTGTTGAATTTGAAATGCAGAACCAACAGAACTTGCATTCTGTGCAAGAGTTACAGCAAATGGACTATTTGCTGGAATTGTAGAATTTCCTAAAAGATTTGAATTAATTGCTGTACTACAAACTAATTCCTCATTATCTGAAAATTGTTCAGTTGCATTATTTGCTGTGTTTGAATTTAAATAATTAATATAGAGTGTTAAATTTCCATTTGCAGAATCAATTGGAAGAAGAACACTATCTACAACCGCAGTTACACCAGAGTCTTGTCCTGTAATTTTTAAACCTACAAGTTGATCTGCATATGCAGAAACAGGAACACCCTGAAATGAATTGTTTAACTGTACATTATAGTAAAGTTGAGTATATCCAGTATTACCGGGAATTACTTTAGATCCCTCTTTAAAAAAATGTTGTCCAAACTTTTCAATTTGATTTTGTAAAATTGATTGTAGAGACGTTAATTCTCTTGCCTGTACTGGATAGCCAGGTTTAAACAATACTTTATGAAAATCACTAGACGGACCATAATCATCAAAATATGGTGATACGTTGAGATTAGTTTGCTGTGGCATAATCCTTTAGAACTGCAAGATAATTTTTATGTCTTCTTTTTGATT